CTGAAGACCTTACCGGGAACGATTCGCCAAGCCCGTCGATCAAGGGTTACCTTGAAACGCTTCAGCGCAGTGGCACCTGCTTTCAGATCGCGCTGTGCCACCCGATCGGCAAGGGACGCCACAGGGATGCCGCTATAGTCAGTCCTGGAGGTGTTCTTGCTGCCTTCCATCGAGTGCAGTGCCGCAAGGTTCTGCACCCTGGTCGATCTGTCCTGATTCTTGATCGGGTCTCGCCATGTCACAATGACCTCATTGACCACATCCTCTTGCGTGGCCGTGTCGCTTTCCTCAATGGCGAGCAAGCCGCTGCTATAGGTGAAGGTCGGCAAGACTTCGGCGTCATAGTCCGTGCGCAACAGGTCCATCGTGATTTTCCCATTGGTACGGTCCACGAACAGACTGCCGCCAATGTGATTGATCACCATCTGGATGAATTCGCCCAACTCGCCGGATCTGCTCCAGCGCAGGCAAAGCCCGAAGTTTTCATCAAAAAGTTGCTGAGCGATCTCAGTCATTCTGGCATCGTCGAGCCAACTCCGAGCGTATCCTCGGCCCCAGTCCCGATTGGTCAAGCACTCGTAGATGATGTGCATCGGGTTCATGGCTTTAATGCTGCCGCTGGCCAGCCAAATTGTCGCCAGTTCAGGTCGCCACACAGCGCCATCCCATCCGGAGACAGTGCGCCTGACGCGCACTGTCCACTTTTTCGGGTAGGGATTCAGTGAGCAGATGAGTCCATCGAAGAAGAGCGTTACTACCCCTCTGAAATCGGAGACGCGGCCACCAATCACGCCCTTGATGTAGGCCGGCACGGTCTGGGCGGCATCTCCCATCATGACCGTCAGATTGCCTTCAACACCGCCCTCGCGTTTGTCGCCACCGAAGATCTCGCCAGCGCCTATCCAGTAGGTTCCGTTTCCTGAGATCGTGTTGATCAGGCCGGCCGAGACCGTCGCAACGCTGCCATTTTCATAGAGCGCTACACCATCCCCGCCCGGTCCCTGCGCGACGGTAACCTGCCCTTCGATCGAGTTGGTGTCCCCATCGGGGACCGGCCAGGCTCGCACATCACCAACGTTGATCTGCACGATCTCATCAACCGGCCCACGTCCGAGCCCCATGAGCAGGCTCATGTAGTAGCGATAGCCGATGGTCTGAGACTTGGCTTTGCCGCTACTGCCCATCAGCGGCCTCCCTGCGCGCGAAGTCCGCTACATGGGTCGCAAGCGCATCCCCCGTAGCGTCGAGCGTGTCGGCGGAAATACCGTTTTCCAGAAAGTCGGTCCACGAGAGTCCGTTGGTCTTGAACCATCTGCGCCCGCCACCGGAGCAGATTTTCATCTTCCGCAGATGCTCCATCGTGACCAGAACATCGGTCATTTCTTTCCGCCTTCCGACTTCACATCAGAGGTGCGAAGGTTGCCGTACCAGAGGACGAACCAGTCTGGCACCCAGCAGTCACCGAAGATGACACACTGGTTTGTGCCTTCCTCGATCTGAGGGAAATCAAAGTCCTCCAGCGAGGATGGCTTCGGCATTTCAGGTTTCGGCGTCAGAGCCGCTGTGATGAAGTAGGATGCGATCAGCATCCCGATGGCCCAGATGATGTTCATGGCGATCTCCTGGACAGAGGATAATCAACAAAATGATGAATAGGAAGGTATTTCGTTAGAACACCGGATTACCATCGAACGGGCTGCGGGTCGGCATCATGTTGAACCCACCATAGTTCGACAGGTTGCCAAACTTCGCAAGGCATGTCCCGCTCGTCAGATCGCAGCCAGGGCGAACGGTAATCCAATCTCCCACGTTGATCCCATCGGTGTTGGTCAGGAGCCCGATGACCGATCCTACATGATACTCGATTGCTCGCGTGTCTTTGACGCCTGCCATCAGATCGAACTCGACGAACCCTCCAGCCATGTACCCATCGCCAAAGGATGAAACTGGCACGGTGAGTGTGCCGGCCGTCTTGGCAGCGACTTGGACCAGTGTTGCAAAGGCTGCTTTGTCGACACGACAGTTGTGATCATAGAGAGCACGTTGGCAGCCTCGGCTCCATCCCATACGCACGCCCAGTCGGTTCAAGGAAGATGTCAACGTTCGACAGATCACCTCGAACTCGATCGTGGATTTGCGCCGGCCGGTCTTTACCGTACCAGCCCATACGACTGGTGCTTCCTCATCGCCGCGGTGCTTGTTGCGCAGGGTCACAAAAATCGACTCGGAAGGCGGCGTTGCGATAAAAAGCGAAGCGACATCAGTGCGCGCCGGCAGGGTGATCGTCACATCATCGTTCTGAACATCGCCGCTCTGTACGATCGATGTGTTCGAAATCGGCATCGCTTCATAGACATTGCCAGAGAGCGTCACGCTCTCTGTGCCGGATGAGTAGCGCCAGACCGCGCTGTCACCGAGCCGAAACTCGTAGAGGGTGACCGGAACACCGGCATAGTTCGAGCGTTCAAAAGTATCATAGGTCATGGATCACTCGAAGGCTGAAAGGGCATTGCGCGTGTTCGGAGCGCTTCGGAAGGTGACCAGAGCATCAGAGATGCCGATGGTATCCACCTCGTGCTCGATCGTCACCGTGTCGTGGTTGAGCCGCATGAGTGTCATGAAGCTGATGCGCAGGATGTCCTCCATTGGATAAGCAATCGGTATCGGCTCGTCGATCGTGATAGCCTCATTGACGCCGAGCAATTCGGTCGAAATGATGCGACGGTAGTATCTCGCCCCGCTGACAGTTTCGATCATGATATCCTGGCGATCCGGCCGGGGGCCACCGGCCAGGGTGAAGCCACACCGCTTGACCACGAGCAAAGACCACCCAGCCGTGATGTCGTCGGCCAGTGTGAAATCATCCATGAAAGTAGGAACCCACATCGGCTGTGCTCGGCCTCGCAGTGCCTGAAGCATCCGGCCGAAATCACGATGCTGCGCTCGGCCGACAATCGACCAGGAGTATTGCTGCAAGGTGAAAGGGCGCTGCGCATCGTCTCTGCGTTCAGGCGTCGAGGTCTTGTTGTCGATCTCGACGAAATTCCGCTCGTACTCCTTGCTCATCTTCTTGCTGTAATCCGGCTCCATCGTCATGACATAAAAGGTAAGGTAGATGTCAGTCAGATCGCCAGCACCAGAAGGGTTACCACTCTGAACATCCAGAATGCGGAACCTGATTTCTGTCGATACAGCATTGCTGGTTGCCAAATCCAGTTGAGGCTGATCGGTCAACTCTGCGATCGAGGCAGGAAATACCCGCGATCCTGCAGGCCATGAGCGAGTCAATGGTGCCGCGGTGATGAAACTGGTTGATGTGACGGATACGATCTCGGCCAGTTCGCAAGTATAAGGGTCATCGCCTACAAAGCAGACCACTCGCCCGACCGTCATCAGCCCTGCGTTGCGCGCGTCAGCCGAAAAAACCTCACTCGCGCCTGATGCAACCCCGGCATCTAGCAAATTGACTTCATACCAGATCGGCAGATACCAGCGGGAATCTCCGTAGGTGATCAGCAGATTGTCCAGTAGTTGCCGGCCATCGCCTTCCGCAATAGCCTGATACTCCAGCAGTCGCCGCGGGAAGAAGCGCAAGGTGCGCCGCTGCTCCGACCCATCAGGTGAAGCCAACACGTCTGTCAGCCATTCCAGGGTCTCAGTGACACTCTTCGACCAGGTAGGCTCGAACGGCCAGATGGGGAGATCTTCGATCGCCATCAGCCCAAAATCCTTTTGATTGTTGTGGCCGACCGCTTGATATGCGTGATGATCATTTTCTCACCTGCGGCGCCAGCCATCGCGTTCGCCAATTCATCCTCACCGATGGCCAGGATCTGCTTGATGCCGCGATCCCGCCCACCTCCGGACTCCTGCTCGCCGCCCATGTTGAAGCGATGCCGCGGATCTTCTTCGGTCAGGATTTCCTCGCCTCGCTTCAGGGTGGCCGAAACCTCATCGGGCGCGAGGCCCGCAACCCCGCCGCTGTGATACGAGTAGGCACTCCTGACCCATGCAGGCCGGTCACCGATGCGGTTGCCGCCACCGATCGCGGCCGAGCCCACAAGACCCCCTGTATGGCCTGTCATTCCGCCGAGGCCGGCGGCAGCTGCACCAATCGGCCCGCCCATTCTGGAAAGTGCGTTCAGCAAGATTTGCTGCAGGATCATCATTGCGATCTGCCGCAGGAAATCGGCCGCAAACTGGAGGAAAGCAATGCCGGCTGCCTGGAACGCATTGCCGCCTTCTGCGATGCTCTTGGCGAAAGCATCGAACACGCCGATCATACCGCTGACACCGCTGCCGACCAAAGTGCTGATCTGCTGAGATGTCGCACCGAAAGCGACTGTCTTGTTCGTGTTGTCCTGAAGGCTCATGCCCATGGTCTGAAGCTTGGCAATCGCAGCATCCGCCTCCGGGCCACCGATTGCCGCCCACATTGCAATGGCCTGCTCAACCGCCGTGGCGGTCTGTGCATTGATCTCTGTGAGCCGCTGCTTCAGCCCGTCGACCATGGCGAAGTCACCGGATTCCTCGGCGAGCTTCTGTTGTTCGAGCAACTGCTGACGCAGCAAATAGAGGTTGTTGACCCGCTCTTCGGCCAGGTTCAGACCGTCGCGCGTGTGCTGCTGATCATAGAGCGCCGCGGTCTGCTCGCGGATCTGCGCCAGTTCAGCCTCGCCGATCTTGGGGTTCTCGGCTTTGGCGGCTCGAATGGCTTCCTCGATCGCGGCCT